GATGTCACAGCTTGGTGTAAACGAAGATGAAGCCACAGAAATACTGCAAAATTATCATCAACGTGTGCCTTTTGTTAAAAAACTAACGTATGATGTAATGCGCACGGCTGAAGAAAACGAATTTATAACCACCATAAGTGGTAGGCGTTGTCGATTTGATCAATGGGAGTCTGCTACACAGTGGGGATCTAAAGCTTTTCGTGATAAAGAAGACGCCATTAAAGAATATGGAAAGAATAATATTAAACCTGCTTGGACATACAAAGCGTTAAATAGGTTAATACAAGGCTCCGCTGCTGATCAAATAAAAACAGCTATGGTAGCTTTATACAAAGAAGGATTGTTGGCACACATACAAGTTCATGATGAATTAGATTTTTCTGTTGCAAGTGAAGAGGATAAAGCTAAGATTAAAGAGATTATGGAAAACTGTGTAGAAAAACTTAAAGTCCCTAGCAAAGTCGACGTTGAGTGCGGTGACAGTTGGGGAGATGCAGGTGATTAAGCTATTTGTATTAGTTATAAGTCTATGGGGTTATAATGGTACGACTTGGGTGTATACAGGCAATCAGATGGTGTTAAAAGAACCAATGCCCAAGGAACAATGTGAAGAAATCGCGGCTAACTGGCAAAAATTTGAGATGAATAAATACTTTCGTTTTTCCATAGAATGTATTGAAGATATTAGAAGAAAGACTTGACACTCCCATTATATTAGATTAAAGATACAATTAAATGAGAATGGTGCAACATTCTCTGAGTATGGCTGAACAACAGTCTCCAGGTTGTAAGGCACGGCTCTCACAAGGTATGGTCGAATGACTGAGGGTGTGAGGGTTGGTTCTGAAGTACTTGTTAACATAGGAAATGTTGACTGGACGGGAAAAGGTTGGGGGTAGTCAAAGAATCCCCCTACTCACACTAATGAAGGAGAAAGTATGAAACTTAAAAAAGATTACGAGGCGACATTCAAAGAGGGATTTCGTCTTGGAGCGCGGTTAACACGAGCAAAAGCTTGCTTAGAGAATGCACGCAATGCAAAACTATTAAATGATGAGCAAATGTTTAAACTTCAAATGGAGTTTGCATCATCGTGGACAGATCTTGCCAGAAATGCAGGACGTAAGTTTACGCCAATCGCGGCTCACGAACCAGAGCAATCGGCATTTGATTTCGGCGACATCGAATACCAGGAGCATTTGTCTAAGTCGCCATTAAAGGAGACAGGATGAACATTAAGAAGTTTAAAAGTGTGGCAGTAGCCATTGACACCTATAGACTATTAAAGAAACTAGCTGCCGCCGACGATAGGTCGGCTGGTATGCAAATAACCTATTTAGTAAAACAAGAGGCAAAGAAAAGAAAGCTTGCTGCATGACCATCATGCCAAAGTTTAAATCATATCGTAAATTTAAACCTGATTGGAAGTATGAAAAACAAAATTGTGGTGAATGTAATAAAGAGTACACAAAAGATAATATGATGTGTACGCAAGAACGTAAAAATCTTTACCTTTGGTATTGTATTCGATGTTACAATTTCTTGCCAAAATCATAAGCATTCTGTGCTTATGCGGGACGATACTGGCGGGTGTATACATTTTGGTATATTATTCGCCGTATCAAACGTTTATGCGTGATTGCATTAACAATGAAATGGGTGACTTTGGTACAGAGTACTGCACCTGGAAATATGACAAAGTGATGCTTTGTAGAAAGGAGAGTGTATGTTTCACTTATGGCATCTTACCGCCATCATAGGCGTATTTGTATTAGGATTTTTTGCAGGCAGGTGGTCCATGCGGATTTATCTCAGTGCAAAACTTGAAGAATTAGAAAATAAAGTGGCAGCGGAACAATTGGCAAAAGAAAAGGAGGGTATGGAATGGGCCGCAAGACGTCACTAAAAGATAGATTACTTCGTGAGTATGTGAAGGTGTCGAAGACCGCGCCCCGCGAACCACGGAACTGGAGAGAAGTTGCAAGCCGCATGAGGTGGGAGCGACTAAGAAAAATATTGTGGAGGCGATATGATTATATGCAGTCATTGTAAAGGAAATGGGTATATCAAATTTTCATTCGAGGCGGAGACATCTATTGAGCAGTGTAAGGTTTGTCACTCACAAGGGGAACTCGATGAAAAAAAACATTACTACCAAGCATGGAGTGGCGGGGTCTCAGAAGACCATGATAACTTCTATTGGGGACCACCATTGGACCCCGAATCGTTTAAAAACTACAAGATTTATAGCAGCTAACCCTGTTGTAAACGTTAAAAAAGGGGATGAACCACCCTTTTAGTTGCGCACTAGCATCTTTTCCATTATAGTTTGGGACAGAAAATTCACGTTTTCAACTCCCGAAGCCCCTGCATCAGTTACGCTGAGTGGGGGCTACAATGAAAGGTGTTTATGAGTGACCAGGAGATATTAAAGCAACGAGATTTACTTGACGCGATCCTCGCATCACGGACCAATCAATACGAGAGAATAAAATCCATGGAGGTCATGGATTCAATATATTTTAGAGAAAATTTACCCGAGAATGTGGTTTTATTTCCGTTACAAAGGATAAAGCGGTATGTACACAAAACTACCAGAAAGCCCAGTAAGAAAAGTCTATAAATGTAGACACTGTGGAGACGTCTCCATTAAATTTTATAATCCAAAGCACGATAGAGTATACACTGCTGAAGAGTGGGAAGTCATCATGACAGATGGTCGTGAGGCACTGGATAAAGCATTAAGATTAGTACGAGACGATCCGAAGATGTTTTCATAGAAGATTTTAGAAATATTTTTTACTTTTTATTTTTTTTTAAACTATGTTATTTATGTTATTTTGTTATTTACTAGGTTTTACAAGGCTTTTTAGTGAAATAAAATGTTATTTCAATGTTATTAGATGTTATTTAAATACAAAAATAACTGAAGAATGTTAATTTTTGTTGCAATTGATTGAAATATTTGAAATATCTCTTATAGAAACATCTTTTTTGGATGCATTATGGAAGAAAACAACGAAGTATATATACCACAACCCCTGTCTGACGCATTGTTTGATTTAACTCCTAAACAAAGGAAGTTTGTATTGTTATTGGTGCACTCAGAAGGTTTGAAGTCTGCATCGCAGTGTGCTGCTGAAGCTGGGTACAGTAAAAAGAGTTGTCGGGAGCTGGCATCCAGGTTACAGAACCCTGAGCTGAATCCAAAGGTTGTAAAAGCAATTGAATCAGAGGTAAGAGCTAGCACGGAAAGATACAGATGCAGTCAAGAAAGATCTTTAGCTACATTGGCTAGAATTAGAGATCAAGCGTCATCTGCTGGTAATTATAATGCTGCCGTAGCTGCAGAAACCAGGCGTGGTCAGATAGCTGGGTTGTATGTGGACAAGAAAGAGATTCTTACAGGTACGATTGATTCAATGTCTAGAGATGAGGTAGAGAAGAAACTGCAAGACTTGAAGGAACAGTATAGTATTGAAACTACGTTTGAAGAAATTAAAGAATTAGAAAATAAATCTTGACTATAAAATAGAATGGGACTATACAGGTTTTAATATAACAACATAAGGCGTAAAGCATGGATATACTTGCCACCATGTGAGTTATATTCTAGTAGCCGAGCTAGTTCCCTTCGGCAAGAAAAGGAGAAAGTATGTTAGTAATAATTAGACCAGATTTATATGAGTATCATGCATTACCTATGACCGACGATTTGTTTTGGCGTAGAGTAGAGAACTTGAGGCGTGCAGCCCTGACTGCTGAAGACTTTGAGTTTAGATTAATGTATTATAATCAAATGATAGAGTTGATGAAGAAATGTCCATGAAGAAATCAGATACTTTAAATGTTGAGCCAATTGATTTGAACTTTAAGGTTAATCGTAATCCTATACTTCCGTTGATAGCGATAGGTATGTGGGCTAATTGGAAAATAACTTTTTTAATTATATTTCTTGTTGTTCTTTTTCTTGAATCATAGTGAAGCCAGAGAGTAAGTTTTGGAACTCCATCAAGGCAAACATGCCTGGTGTTTTCTTTACAAGACTAGAGAGTTGGGCATCACCTGGTGTCCCAGACGTTTATGGTTGTAAAGATGGAATAATGTTCTGGTTGGAACTTAAAACATCAACAAAAGTCAATAAAGCAAAGTTAAGTGCCTTTCAAAAATCGTGGCATTTTAGCCATAGTTTACAGGGCGGGAGAAGTTTTATTATGCATCAGATCCTCGAAGAGAGATTGATCTGCCTATTTCCTTCTTCCATTGTTGTCTCCATTGCTGCATTGTCCCCCCAACACGCTAGTAAAACATGGGTCCATCCAGCTTCCCAGGCAGCGTGGGCTGAGATGCTCGACTACATTCTCCATTCTCCATTACAGAAACCCGCCATCCCAGAGGCATAGTAATAGTTGTCCCAGCTTCGCGTCCCCTGCAGACTGAGATGCCTCTCCATTTCCATTACCAGAAAACCGCCATGTTCCGCCATCATAATGGGTCCTGGTCCACGGCACGTGCAGCCAGGTAAAGCAGGTCTGCATCTCCATCCTCCATCGGCGAACCGTGTGGCATGGTGAGTATAGTAGTTACAGGACTCAGGAGCTCACCAGGCGACGGTAACTCCCCGTGGAAAAATAATTAGTATTTACCTCTTGACTATCGAAAGAAGTGGGACTATATAAGTACCTGAGTCACGGGCTTCCGTAAGCAGATGGGAATGAGACCGCTAAGTCGAGACATTTGCCAGACGCCCTGACTCACCGTAAATACAGGCGTTATATTCTAGTTGAAGCTTGTATTTGTCAGCCTCTGAAAGATTACTAGACAATCGAGTTGAGGCTACATTAGAAAGGAACAACATGGGACTATTAATACAAGGAGCAATAATAAAAGGAACACCCACCTGCAGCGAGCTGGTGGATAAAGAGTGGAAAGATAGACAGGAGGACCTGAAGAACCCTGAGTACGAAGCGCTTGGCTTCGACTATGTAGAACCGCATACATTCACCGACCAGGCCGAAGGTTACTGGCGTTGGCAGTTCAGCTGGGGCGGGCCCAGCGACGAGCTTCGCGCATATGTTAACAGAGATGACACAATCCATCGGCTAGAATACTGGTATCTGGACTGGGGAGACGGTGCGCATGTGCTGGTGGACCAGGACGCTGATGCCTGGGGACAGATGCAGGAGCTAATTTTGTGCACGGCACCAGGTCAGCTAGCCTAATGCATTACATTCTAATTACATTGGCCGTCTACATCGTCTTCCTGCTGCTGTTCCCGCAGCAGGTAGCTGCAGTAACACTGCTTCTGGTAACATCTGTGCTGAATCTTATTGATGGACTGTTGTTCCGTGGTGATTGAACTGCATCTCCATTCCATTACGGATTCGGGTCGGGGGTACTTAGTTAGTAAACAAGCAACGTCCCCTGCGAAGCACGAAGATCCTGTGGAAAAAAAAATAAAAATAAACTATTGACTTCTAATGAAATGGGATTATATAAGACTTATTAACTAGAAAGACGAAAGGAAAATAAAATGTCAAAAGCTGTTAATATATTAGAAGTGCTAGAGAAAGCACACCAAAGCAAAGCTAGTGTTAGCAAAAGAAATAAACAGGCAATCATAGACGCCTATGGTCGTGCCTTAACAATGCAGAAAGTTCTAGCTGACTTTATCAAAGTAAACCGACAATTAATGATAGACCTAGCGTTTGGAGAAAACGCTAACCTATTACATGGTAAGGACTATTCACTTCATGTACAACAAAAACTGGGTGCTAAAATTGACAATACCCTTGTCAAAGAAAAACTTGGCGAATTGGAATACCACAAATGCAAAGTTCCAACGGAGTATAAAACGATACAAGCTATGCCTTTATCGGAAACTACGGTGTCGAGAAACAAAAAATCAACGATAGACGAGGTCGCAGACTTTAGAATTTCTGCTTAGTTCCGATTATGCCTAAGTAGTCAAGGGGGCTTACGCCCCCTTTTTTTACGTCTGCATTTCCATTACATCACGAGGAAGGTTGCCCTTACCTAGTATTAGTTAAGTTGCTACGGCAGTAACTTCCGCTCCTTCAAGTCCTGTGTAAAAAAAAATAAAATAAAAGTTTGACTATAAAATAAAATGGGAGTAATGAGTTAGTTAGAAGGGAGAAATCAAAATGCCAGATAATGATTTAGAAAACAGGTTAGCAGTAGTTGAGCAGACGTTCGGTCTAAGAAGTCGTGACAATGCTGTTGCTACACCTAATCCAAATGATGTTCATGCGACTCACGTCGATAGCATTAATTGGAAGGCTTTATATAAAGTCTTAGAGTCTGAAGTTGAGACTATTATCCTTGACCCTAACTGTCCGCAGTATGTCAAGGATTGGGGTTCAAGACTCATGCAAAGACTAGCAGAACACTTACCACGCAGGTAAGTTATCCTCGAGGACTGGTACAAGGGGCGGTTTATCCGCCCTTTTTTTATGTCATCACCAGGCATCCCAGCTTCGCAGCAGCATCTCAGGGATGCAGCCACCAGCTTCCAGGCAGCCCGAGCATCTCAGGTTAATACACTCACCCACAACATCTAGGTACTTACAAACTATCTCAAACTAGATATGGTAATCTCGAACACCCGACCACCCCCTTTTGCCCGTCAGTCGTGAGGTTTACCCTAGTGCTTGAGTTTTACACAAACACAAACTATGATATAACTTTTTTATGAAAAAAACTGAAATCCCAACAGAAGTTCTAAAATACGAATTAAGGAAAATGCAGATAAAAGTGTCGGAGGAGTCACGTTCCTCCTTTTTAACTTTTGTAAAAAAAGTTTGGCCAGACTTTGTTGCAGGTTCACATCATAAAATTTTTGCACAAAAATTAGAAGACGTTTCACGTGGAAAGATAAAACGATTGATTGTTAATATGCCACCAAGACACACGAAGTCAGAGTTTGCATCAAATTTATTTCCTGCATGGATGCTTGGACAAAAGCCTAAATTAAAGATAATACAGACTACACATACGGCAGAATTATCGTATAACTTTGGTAGGAAAGTGAGGAACATATTTGACCAACAAGATTTTAAAGATGTTTTCCCGACTGTTAGCTTATCACAAGACTCTAAGGCAGCGGGGCGTTTTACAACTAACGCTGGCGGAGAGTATTTTGCTGCTGGTGTGGGTGGTGCTATTACTGGGCGTGGTGCTGACCTCCTTATTATTGATGATCCGCACTCCGAGCAAGACGCTCTCTCACAAACAGCCATGGACAACGCCTATGAATGGTACACCTCTGGACCTAGACAACGTCTTCAACCTGGTGGTTCAATTGTTATAGTTATGACTCGTTGGTCCACAAAGGATCTTACGGGAAAATTATTAGCACAACAAACAAACGAACACGCCGATCAATGGGAGGTTGTAGAGTTTCCAGCTATTTTGAACGATAAACCATTATGGCCACAGTTTTGGAAAATTGAGGAACTACAAGGAGTCAAGGCTTCTTTGTCAGAACAGAAGTGGCAGGCACAATGGCAACAAGCACCAACGTCTGAAGAAGGATCTATCATCAAAAGAGAGTGGTGGCAAGTATGGCCAAAAGATGACATTCCGCAATTAGCACACGTTATACAAAGTTATGACACAGCCTTTAGTAAAAAAGAAACGGCAGACTTTAGTGCAATAACAACATGGGGTGTATTTAAACCCGTGGAACACGGCCCATGGAACATCATCCTTCTTGCCATGCGCAAGGGACGATGGGACTTTCCTGAACTTAAAGAGATAGCCTTAGAGGAATACAAATACTGGGAACCTGAAACAATCTTGATTGAAGCGAAAGCTTCTGGTATGCCCTTAACACAGGAGCTACGACAACTAGGAATTCCTGTAGTAACTTATACGCCTAGTAAGGGCAATGATAAGCATGTACGTGTAAACTCCGTAGCTCCACTCTTTGAAGCGGGTCAAGTCTGGGCAACCGACGATCGCTGGGCAGAAGAAGTTATTGAAGAGTGCGCCGCTTTCCCTTATGGTGATCATGACGATTTAGTCGATTCAACAACACAAGCGTTGTTGCGTTTCCGTCAGGGGAACTTCATACAATTAGATTCAGACTACAAAGACGAGCCACGGCTCCTTGTAGGCGCACAGGAGTATTATTAATGAGTAAATTTAAAAAAAGTGTAATGAGTATGATAAAACCAGCATCCTCGTTATTAAATAGATCACCAAATGATTTACAAGCACAACATGCAGTAAGACAAATAAGATTATTAGAAGTTTTGGATAGACGTAAAAAGAATTTTAAGTCACTAAAAAGAAACTAATGGTTCGTTACATACTATCTATTTTACAAAGTATACCAAAGAAAGCGGGGTATAAAAAATTTTTAGGAGATAACTATGACGAGTTTATGGAGTCATTTGCAGAATTATATAGAAAATATATAGCGGATGAGGATGTTGAAGGTTTAAAAAAATTTAAAGATGAAATTGGAAAAAATAAATTTGGAAAACTTCAAAAGCACGCAAGACTTAATGGGTTCATAACAAAACTTGACACAGACGCAGCTAAAGTTGTTAGTTCAAAAGGATCAATTCAACAATCAAATATTAAAAAAAGTTTGTTAAATAGATGGAATCAAACTGAAAATTTATTTACGCCTGGCAAAAAAGAAATGCAGCAAGCATTTAAACAGGTGGCTGATGAAATGATAGCCAACGCTCCCCGAACTAAACAAAAACAACCAGACGGTTCTTTTCAAGAAGTTATACAAATGGGAGGTAAACCTTTTGAGTACAAAAAAATATTACCTATTTTACAACAACGGTTTCCAAGACTTTTTTCTCAATTTGACATTGATAATGTTTATCATAACTCTGCATATAGAGAATCTATACGAAATAAAGTTGGCCTTCCTGATAATATAAAAAAGGAAAGTAAGTTTGAGGAATCTTATTTAAAAAAACAATTTAGAAATAAATTTAGAAAAGTAGATCTAGAGAGAAAAGAAAAATTAAATTTACAATATGATGATCAATTTATGTTTGATTTATTTAGATCAAGACCTGATGATTTTAGAACAGGTAAACCAATTCAAGATGTTGATGCTTTTCTAAATTTTTTAGATGATGTAAATTATTTTACACCTACTTCTAAAAATTATTACAGAAGTATGGATCCTGACTTCAAAGGATATGTGAATTTTAGAAAAATGCAAAAAGAAGCACCGAAAGACACACAGCTATCACATATGTTACACTCAACAGTTCCTGATCCTTTTAAACAATTTAGATCAATAGATGCACCTCCAACTATTAAACCGATGAAAGGCGGTGCTTTTGAAACACCAAATATATACATGTCTGATCCTGTAGAATTTGGAGGAGCAGATCCAGGTATATTAAAACTATTACCTAAAAAAACAAATATAGAGATACAACCAGAATTAGAGGCTGATTTACACGATGCTATTATAGATTTTTATAAAACAGGTAAAAGCAATATTGCAAAAATAGAACAGCAGATGATTAATAATAATATTACCACAAAAATTGTTGATCCTATAGGTGGCACCGAATCTCCTTTATCAAGAGTTTATGGATTTGTTTCAGACGTAAAAGGGCCAGCAGGTATGAAAGAAGGGGGTTTCGCTTCGATTGAAGAAGTGTTAGAATATGATAATGGCTGAAGAAAATATTGACATATTTAATGATTTTAAAAACTCGCAAGAGTATTTTGATTATCTAAAAAAACAATCAGAAGATTATAGAAAATTTAAAACATCACCAGAACAAGTGCAACGTGACAAAGACGCTGCAATAGATGCGTTAAAATTTCCAGTTAATGTGGTGGCAGAAACAGGGAATTTAGGATTAGATTTGTTGGAGCTACCCTTAGATATTTTTGATTTCGCTTCAGGAGCAAAATCGGAATCCGATAAACTTCCTAGAATACCTACAATACCTTACAGAAATCCTGAGATGGAGGGTGTTGATGATGCGGCTGCGCTTGCTATTCAATTTATGACTCCTTTTACGTATCTAAAGGGAATTGATATTTTAGCAAAAAGTTCTCCAAAAGCTTACAAAGTATTAAGTGAGGCACATCCATATTTTGTAAAACAAATGTATGAAGCTTATAAAAAAGGAGGACTAAAAGAAGTAGCTAAAACAGGTATTTTACCAAGTAAAGAAGTAGCTAAAAAACTTGCTAGAAATTTTTCTTTGTCTACAGGAGCTGGTTTAGCAGATAGAGTAACAGGATCGACTATGGCTGAAAATATTTTTGCACAACCAGTGGACATGCCTGTCGAAAAAGACAATGTAATAACTATACAAAAATCAGATTTAGAGTCTGACTCTCCACCTCGTATTAGAGGTAAAGAATATTTTGAAACAAAACCAGAAGTGGTTGATCGTAAGGCCTTGGGCGGTGAGCCAGGGCTCGCGACCAATATATTCGAAGAAGACACAACAGTAGCAGAGGGACCAGAAGAAATTCAGGTAGCAAACTTAGTAGGTAAAACACCTTTATGGGCAATCGCAAACCAAGATAAAGCAAAAACATTAACACAAGAGTTTACCAAAGCTGCAAAGAAAGCAATGGATGCTATTAAAAACAAATTAGGAACTAAGGATGAAGTTTTAGGAGAGACGATTGAAGATGTTATTGATACACCTCCTGCGAGTGGAACAGGTGTAGGGAGTGTTAAAACAAAGAAAACAATTACTGATTCACCTGAGCCTAATGAAGGCATGTTTTACTCGGAACTTGAAGCACGGCTCATGGACCCCAACACACCAAAGACATTTAAAACATCAGATGAATTTTTAAATTTTTTACAGGCTAAACAAATTTCTAAAGCAGAAGTTGATGATAATATTTTAACACGTTACATCGAGCTATCAAAAAAGAATAACTATCCGCTTGTTAAAGAGGATATGTTAGAAATTATTCGTCAATCACCAATGCGTAGTATTGATACGATAACGTACGGTAATCCTGCGTATGGTGGAACAAAAAATGCAAAATATCCTGGGTATCAAGAACCAGGCGCGTTACCTGATACCTACCGAGAAGATGTATTGTATCTTCCTGCTAACAAAATTCCTTTTGATCCTGATAAGATTCCAGGAAGT